GACGCGCAGCATCTCGTCGACGTCGTTGGCGCAGTAGGGTGCCGTGGCGTCGAACAAAGCCTTGGGCCAGTTGACGACGCCCTTGGTGGCCTCGAGGCCTTCGAGCTTGCCGTGGCCGCCGTAGAAGACGCTTACATCGTCAAGACCAGCGCCAATATCGTTAGAGTGAAGGCCACGGGCCATCGAGAGGGTATCGTATAAATAAACAGGATGAACTCCGTAGTGATGACTAAGGATAAAACCATCAAACTGAGTGTTATGGCAAAGCACTGCGTGAGTGGCCCAGTTAATCTTGCCCAGCTCGGCTTTGATGTTGCGGGCGGGGATGATTCGTGTTTTTCCATGGCCTACCTTGATGCCCAGCATCTGGGACTTGAAGCGCTTGTCGCGGATGTATTCAGAAGTCGACATCTTCTTGAGGGTGAAGTCGGCGTCGTAGTAAGTCTCGAAGTCCAGGGACACGAGGCGTGCCCAGTCAACGGTGTGCTGCGGAACAGCCGGCCGCGTGAACGTCGCTGCAGGCGCGAACGCCTGGGCAACGTGTTTTTTGATGGCGGAGGCCCAGGTCACTGAAATTCATCCAGGATCAAACTTGCCGCGAATACACAGCTGGGCTCTTCTTCCATCGTCATCGTGGCGCTTATCGCGTAGTCGCGCAGTTCGGCCAACAGTTCGTAAATATGCTGCAGGTCGATAGCGGTGCCGTCTTCGAGAGTCAAGATTCCGCTGTCAAGAGACGCAGGGCATAGGCATTCACTGATTTTCATGCTGGTTCCATCACTTTCTTTTTACGCGCCGCGACTGGCGCAGTTGCTGTTGTCAGGCTGCTGAACAGGTCCAGCAGGTTGTCCATGCGCTTGCCTTTGCTGAGCATGTTGTCCCAGACTTTCTCGTCGAAGGTGCCCTTGGCAATGACGACGATGGTCTCGGTCTTTTGCGTCTGGCCGATGCGGTGCTGGCGCTTGGAGCCCTGCACGAATATCTCCAGGTCGTCGGTGGGCGACGACCAGATCGTGGCCGTGCCTTTGGTCAGCGTCAAACCGTGCGCAGCTGATTTGGGATGGGCGAACATGACCTGGAACACGCCGGCCTGATAGCCCTTGACCATCTCGTCGCGCTCGCGGTCGGTGGTAGAGCCGTCGAGCACGCAGAACGTCAGGCCGCGCTTGCAGGCTTCTTCGATCAGCAGGTCGCGCTGGTGCTTCCACAAGAAGAACACCAGGCTGTGCTGGCGCTGCTCGACAAGGTCAAGCACCAGCTCGTACCTAGCGCGGTCAACAACCTGGAAGCCGCCGAGGCCGTCGTAGACCGCGCCGCTGGCGATCTGCAGCAGCTTAGTACGCACCGCGGCGGCGTTGACGGCCGTCATGGTGGTCTTGCTGAGCGACAGCATCTGGGTCTGCTCCATCTCCAGATAGGTCTTGAGCTGCTTGGCGGTCAGGTCGTAGTCGACGGCGTACTGGTGGTTGGCCGGAATGTCGACGCAGTCGTCAAACTTGTGGCGGATGACGATGTCACCCAGCAGGCCAAACACGGCTTCCTCAGCGCCTTCGCGGTCGTGCCACTTGACCATCTGGGCTTGGCGGCCGACCTGCACCGGGGTACAGACGGTGTCGCGGAACTTGAAGAAGCTGTTGCCGAGGCGTTTGCCGGCGTCGAGCAGCATGGCCTGGTGCCAGATGTCGCAGATGGTGTTGCTGTTGGGCGTGGCGGTCATGCAGCAGATGTATTCAAAGTGGCGGGCTACTTTGACCATGGCTTTGCTGCGCTGGCTGGTGTGGTGCTTGAAGGCGGTCGACTCGTCGATGGCCAGCTCGCCAAAGCGGGCAAAGAAAGGTTTCTTCTGCGCGCCCAGCCATTTGGCGGCGTCGGTGTTGGTGACGTAGACGTCAGCGTCTTCGGCAAAGGCTTTCTCGCGGTTGTCAGCGTTGGCGATGACAACCTTGAGGTGCGGGGCGAACTTGCGGAAGTCGTTGAACCAGACACTGCGCAGGAGCGAGCGCGGGGCAATGACCAGCAGGCACTTGCCGCCGGCTGCGCGGCGCTTGGCAAAGCCGGCGATGCGCACGTAGGTCTTGCCGGTGCCAGCGTCGCTGAGGTCAAACACTAGCTTGGACTTGTCGTTGTGTTTGATAGAGACGAGCTGGTGGGCGAAGGGCTTGATAGGTTTGGGGGTCACTGAGTCAGTCTTTCTGCAATGGCCATAGGGGTATAAATCTCGATCAGCGCGTCGACCTGCTTGTGGTACGGCAGGTTGCGCGTGTCGTAGTTAAAGCCAATTCGGCCAATTCGGCGCAGGAAGCGCACTTCGCTACCGCCGACCAGCTCTTGGGTTTTCATCTGTTTCAGACGAGCCAGAATCTGTAGCGGCGTGTCGATCATTTCCTCACACCCACCGCACAGTGCCCAGTGCCTTCGGGGCCGTAGGGGCACCACTTGCAGCTGAACACGTTGGGGTTGGCGGGAAAGTCGGTAGCCGATGTCAGCGCTGTGCCGCGCCTGTCAAAGCTGCGTTTGAAGCGCAGGCCCTGGTCGCGGGTGAAGGTGCTGCTGGTGATCTCTTTGGCGTCGAGGTACCACAGCTCGGCGTGAACGACTTCGAGGTTAGGAAAGCGCAGGAAGGCGCTGAGCTGGTACAGCTGCAGCTGCTCGGCGTGCTTGACTTCGTTGCCGAACTTGCGGCCGGACTTGTAGTCGATGACAACGGCCTCGGTCTCAGAGGCGTGGACCATGGCGTCGAGCTTCAGGCGCAGCCAGCCGGTCTTCCACGGGGCGATGTTCCAGTCCTTGTCGTGTGCCCACTCGCCTTCGAGCGAGACCCGGCCGGCAGCGTGCAGGTGCTTCATGTGAATGAACTCCTGCTCGAACTCCTTCATCTCGGCGATGAACGGGCCGGTGCCATCAACGAAATGCTCGCAGCTGTCGTGGATGCGCGAGCCGCGGTCATTGGCATGCTCGGTTTTACCGGGCGGCAGTGGGCGGTCTGGCTCGGGGATGCGGTCGAGGTGCTTGAGCTTGGCTGAAAGCTTGCACTTTTCAAAGTCGCCAAGTTTGGAGTAAGACCAGCTGACAATGTGTTGCGTCATGGAATCTTTCGTTAATCGAACGACGATCTTAGACGGCGCAGCCTTCTTCGTCAAAAGTTTCTTCAGCCAGCAGTTCGTCGATGACTTCATCAGAGCACAGGTAGTCGTGCTCGGCTTCCAGCGCCCAATATATCCAGTTGGCGAAGTCGCGGAAGAGCTTGGCGACGTCGTCTTCAAAGTCTTCGAAGGCCTGCAAATCTTCAGTAGCGTAGTCGTCAAAATCAATTTCAACGCGCATGGTGTTTGAGTGCGAATATCTGCCTGACTGGGTGATCCTGGCTGTGAAGTACGCCAGGCCTTGCAGCCGCTGGGCGATCTGCATCGCCGTGAGCTGGGTGGCAATGCGAATCAGCTCGTTGTCGTTGCAGTGGGTTTTCATCTGCTCGATGGCGTCGACGTTGAATTCGTAAAGGCCTTTGAAACACGCGCCGTCACCTTGGCTGCTGAAACCAGAAAATGAGATGTTGGTGATGTTTAATCCAAGGATTTCACCGATGGAATTTGCGTCTTCGTACACCTGGTTGAACCAGTCGTCGTGAGGGTAGCCGTCACGGTATTTGAAATCGTCGCGGGCATTTTCTTTGGCCTTGTCTGAGAGCTCGGAGAACTTGAACTCGATTTGTTCAACTGTGGAGTCGGTGTCAGTCATGTGGTCAGCCTGATAAAGACGTTGTGGGCAGTCATGAATTTGTCAGCAGCGCAGCGAACTGCGTACTGAGCGTCTCTGGAGAGACTGTTGAAATTGTCGTAATTGTGAAAGTAATGGGGGATGCCGATAGGTCGAAAATCAATGCAACTAACAACTGTTTTTTGGTAGAGAACAGTGAAATACAGAGGGTGGTACGTCCAGGCTTTGATTTTGATGTCGTCAGACATACCTACCGGCTTACCGTGACCTCATAGGTGAGGTCTTTAACAGCGGTGATGATTTGGTCGTGAAAGTCATGGTCTTCCATGTTCTTTTCAATAATCTGTTCAATTGAGCTGATGACGTACAGGTTGTTGTCAATGGCGCTTCGGACGACGCTGTCGAAGTTGCCTTCGCTCAGCTGGTCGCTGATGGCTTTGCCAATTTCTTCTTGGATGATTTTGCGCACAGCAGCTTCGATGGCATTGATAAGTTCGTTCATGATGTTTCCTTGGGTTGGGGTTGATGAGACTCTGTCTCGCGACAGACTTCTTTGAAGGTCGGGCGTTCGCCGGTCTTTTCGAACAAATGCCAGGCGGCGCACACCGCGCAGCAAGGCTCGTAGTCGGGGCATTTTTTGCCCCACGTTTTAGTGATTGACTGCGCAATGGCCGGAGCCAGGTCAATACCGTCAAGTCGGGCAATGATTTCTTCGTTGGTCATGGGTTGAGTTCGTTGTCGGAAATCGGTACGTCATAGCCACGGCTCATCCAGCTCTCGGCTTTGATGTTGCGGAACCAGTCAGACACGGTGGGGATGCGCCCGCCGCAGTCTTCCTGGATGTGTTGCTCTGCGATGTAACGCACCGGCACCATGCGCCCGTCGCTGTTGGTGATGCTGTGGCCGAAGATGCGCTCGGCTTCAAAGCAGCCTTGGCTGTGGTGGCGCAGCGCGCGGTGCCGAAAATCGGCAAAGGTTTCTTTAGTAGCGTCCAGCCAGTCGTGGATAGGCTGGTAGTCTTCAGGCTTGCCGCCCCAGCGTTTGACGCAGGTAGCTGAGTGGTAGACAGGGTGTGTCATGGTCAGGTCAGTGTGTAAGCTGCATGATCGGATTCGCCTTGAGTTCCGTCTTCGTCGTCGTCCCCCTCATACACTGTCTCGCCGTACATCTCGTGTTCGATTTCAATGATGCCGCTTTCTACGTCGATGATGAGCGTGCCTCTGCCGCCTTCGTTGTTGACCCAGTCGGCGGCATCGACATGGTCAAGCGCGTCGTAGGCCAACTGTTCGATCTGTTCGCTAAAGGCGCTGGTTTTCTCGCCCAGCAGGCGGTCGCGCACATTGATGACAATTTCGTTTTCGTCAGTTTCCAGGCTTCGGACTAGCTCGTCTACGTCTTGCGGATCTTTGAACGCGTGGGTTAAAAACGCAGAAATTTCATTAATTGCGCCGCTGTCGCCGCCGCCGCTGTACTGAACCAGGCATTTTTTGACGCCAAGGGTTTCGAGACGGTCGACGATGGCGTCTTTGCGTTCGCTGGTGTATTGCATCAAGTGCTCCTTAAACTTGGATGGAAATCGTCTCGCCGAACGGCCCGACAACCTCCGTGGTGGCGCACCACATGACCGGGTAGCCGGGGTCAGTCGGAAAGCTGCCGTACATGTCGGTCAGGTAGACAAAGCACACCGGGCGGATGGCGTGCTCGCTCACGTACTGGAACGGTGGGCGGAAGTCGGTGCCGCCGCCGCCGTGCATGGCGAACTTCAGGTCGTCGGTGGGCGCGAACGTGTCGACGTGGTTGACCTCGGCGTCGCAGTAAATCACGGTGGTCTTGGACGGCCGGGCGCTCTGCACGATGGCCTTGATCTCGCTGCCGAAAGCGTCGAGCATCTCCTGGCCGATCGAGCCGGACGTGTCGATGGCCACGACGATTTCGCCCATGGACTCGCTGTACAGGCTGGGCAGGTACATGCCCTGGCTGATGAAGCGGCGGTTGGGGCGCATCCAGCTGTAGTCGTTGCGGCTGCGTTCGGTGACGAAGCGGCGCAGGCGTTCGCGCCAGTTGACTTTGGGCGTGGTCAGTTCCTCGACGAAGCGCGCCAGGCTGGCTGGTAATTTGCCCATGGCCTTGGCGGCGTTGGCGGCCTGGATGGTGGCGATTTTCCAGTCGGTGGCGTCGATGTCGGTGGTGTCAGGATCGCCGTCCATGCAGTTGTCAAGCGGATCGTCCTGGCCGCCGTGGCCACCAGGGCCGCCTGGCTGACGTCCGCTGCCGTCGTCGTTGGGCAGCAGCGCGTAAATCTGGTCAGTGGTCATGCCGGCGTAGGCCGTGTCATACAGCCAGTTGGGGCCAATCTCAAAGCCGGAGTCTTTGAGCATGGCGTTGATGACGTAGTCACCAGCCTGGTTCCACTTGCGCGGGTCGCGTCCACCGCGGCGGCCGATGTGGTCGAGGATGGGGTGCAGCACCTCGTGGCCCATGGCCGACTTGGTCAGCGAGGGCGACAGGCCGGCGACAAAGTCCGGGTTGTAGAAGATGTGGCGACCGTCGACAGCCAGCGTGGGAACGTCAGGGCGCTCGACTAGGCGCAGGCGCAGAGCCAGCTCGCCGAAGAACGGAAAGTCCAGCAGCAGGTGGGTGCGGGCGCGGGTGAGTTGTTGGGCGACTTCTTGGTTCATGATTAAGTCCTTGGTAAACGATCGAACGGCGCGGGTTGCTGAGTGCGTGCGCCGAGGTGGAGGTAAGCGGAGTTGCGGGCGTTGATAGGTGCGCCGATTTCTGGTGCGACGGCAAGAAAAGTAGCTGGGTTGTCGTGGTCTTCCAGCAGCTGGCGAATCGTCGGTATCCGGTAATCCCGGCCGTAGTGGAATAAACGCTGCGTCGCTCCTGCGCCCATGCGCTGGCTGACGGCGTACCACTGGGAGTAGGGCTTCACCAGTTTTCGGGCCTGGGCAGCGAGCTTGCGGTCCAGCACCCATTCGGTGGGCTGGTCGGCTTTATTGGTGAGTAGCCAGTTGCCAGCGGCAGTCGGCTGCAGGCGCAGGCGTTCGACGCCGCAGCGGTAGTAACGGTCGCCGTCGTCGGTGCGGACGCGCCAGTACATCCGCCCTTTATGGCTGGTAGGCGTGCAGCCGTTGGGGGCGACGCGCCAGACAAACTGTGCGGATGAAGTTGTGTCGTGGCAGTTCAGCTCGACACTGCCGTCCATGCAGTAGCGCACCATGGTTGTGTTGTAGAGCGAGCAGTCGTAGCCTTGGTCAAGAGACAGCTTGACGAGGCATTTGTGCGGCATGCGCACGGTGTCGAGAGGTTTCATTGACGCGTGCTGGTTGCGCCAGACAGGGGTTTTGTCCCAGGCTATGACTGCCTGCGCCAGAGAATGTATTGGCGTGATGTTGTAAGTAGAAATCGAAAACATTACTGTGTCAGCCTTAATTCAATGACTTTGGAGAGCAGGGTCTGCATGGCGGGAGCGCCGAGCGCGGCTTGTTTTTTGGCGCGCTCCCACCAGCGGTAGCGGTTGTCGTCGGTCATGTTGCAAAAAGTGCTGTAGTTGCTGTACCAGATGCTGTGTTCCTGGGAGAGCGTCATCAACGCCTGTACGACGTTGCGGTGCTCGGCCCAGGTCTCATCCGGCAGGGTCACGGCAGCGTCTTGAGAATTTCCGCAGCCTTGGCAGCCACGTCGCGCCGCAGCCCGGGGTTGCGCCGGATGGCGTCGGGGTGCTTGAGCAGGTGCTGGGTGATCTCAGCATGTACCGCGTCGAGCGCCGGGTCGTCGGTGATGTTCAGGGCCTTGAGTACGAGGCACAGGTCGCGGGCGTTGTAGACCAGCGTGTCTTTGAAGATGGCGTCTTCAATGGACAATCTTTCTGCGATCTTCGACACCACATCACGGACGCGGGCGAACGTGGCTTTGACAGCGTCGGCCTGGCGGTCAGCTACTGACTGCTTGACCGACTCGCGCAGTTCGTCTTGCGCCTCGTTGGAGACGTCGACGCGAAAGTCGTGTGCGTCGGGCACGGGCGTGAACTCCAGGGCGATGTTGAAGCGGTCTTTGAGCTCCCAGTCCATCGGGTAGTCGGCCGGGTTGTACATGGTGCCCAGGCGCACACGGGCAGCCTGGACTTCGGCCGGGTACTGGCTGACCATGGTGTTGACGGCGGCCTGGAACTCGGCCTTGTAGGCGCGCATCTTGGCGGTGTAGTCAATGAACAGCGTGCTGGGCAGCAGCGCACCGGCGTCGCTCCATGGCAGCGTGACGCCGTAGTGGTAGTCGCGCACTTTGGAGGCGACTTTGCTGATCGGGTCGAGCAGGGCTTTGTTGACGAGCAGCTTGTTGTACTTGCCGGCGTCGTGCGCGCCGTGCTGGGCCTCGACTTCAGCTGAGACTTTTTTGTCTTGTTTGCGGGCGGTCCACTGGGAGATGGACAGCTGGGCGAGCATCGCGCGGGACTGGATCATGATCAAACTCCTATGGTTCTGTTGCCGATGAGTTGGTAGGCTGTCTGCAGCTTGTCTCCAGCGTCTTCGATCAGCTTGAGCACGTCGGCGTTCTCAGGTTGCAGAAGCCACGGGTGATCGAGCAAGTGGGCGTCAAGGATATTGGCGACCATTGCTGTGCGGTCGAGCGCTTCGTGGCTAAAAAACGAATCTGGTTGATTGCGCATCACGATGCTTTTTCTTGGCTGTAGTCGGCCACGCGCATCTCTTCAACTTCGTGGGCGGTGTAGTCCCAGGGTTCTTTGCTGAAGGCCATGAGCTGCCTGCCTTCATAGACGGCAGCGGTGGTCGCAGTTAGAACTACAAGCCGGGGACGGGACTGTGTTGATGTCATGGGTCTACTCCTTAAGTATGAATCCGCAATAGGCCATGTCTTTAGTGCAGATGGCGGGATGGGCGTAGCCGTCTTGCTCGTCGATGGCAGCTTCGAGGATCAGCCCATCGTTGTCCCACCAGCGCCAGCTGGTGAGTTCACGCGCTGCGTGGGCAGCGTCGTGTGACTTGAACTCAACCGTCACGGTGTGCTTCCACTCAAAGTGGCAAACATCGTCGAGGATGAGTTCGTAGTCGCGTGCGTCGTAGTCGTCAGGCGTACCCTCGGCAGGGCAGGGGTACGGGTAGCCGTTTTGAAGGATGAGCTTCATACCAGCACCGCGCTGTTCTTGATGCCCCAGTCCATGAAAGTCTTGGTGCCGGACAGCTTGACGTCACGGCGCACGGCGCTGCGCATGAACAGGGTCTGGAACTCGGTGGACATGCGGCCGATGTAGTCCATGACGCGGGCTATGTTGGCCGTGGTGGTTTTGGCGTCCAGCGCAGTGACCAGCGCGTACATGGCAGCCGGGCTGGAGGGCAGGCGCGCGTCGGTTGGGCTGAGCAGCACTTCGTCGACGGTGGGCAAGTCTTTGATCAGGCGCACGAAGCCAGAGAACTCAGCGCTGGCGCCTTCGCCGACCGTGCCCTTGATGATCTCGAACTCCATGTCTTGCGGCAAGCTTGATTTGTAGATGTCGTTGACGAACTTCCAGGTGCGCGGGCAGGGAAAGCTGCGCGGGTTGCTGGCAGCGTCGTGGCTGTGCAGCAGGTTGGGGCGGAAGCGGATGAAGGCGCGCACGTCGGTGTGGATGCTGTTGGCCATGGCCCACTGGTTCCAGTCGTCGACGTCGACGTCGTAATCTAAGTGGACGAAGCGGCTTTTGAGGGCCGAGGGCATCTCGTTGACAACAGCGCGGTCGCTGGCGCGGTTGCCGGCGCCCATGACGTACCAGCCGTCGGGCAGTTTGTAGTCGCCAATGGCGCGGTCGAGGATCAGCTGGTAGGCAGCTGCCTGCACGGATGGGACAGCAGCGTTCAGCTCATCAAGAAACAGGATGCCTTTGCCCTTGGTAGGCAGAAAGTCGGCTGCGAGCCACGACATTTTCTTTTTAAGAGCATCGACTACAGGGAAGCCTTTGAGGTCGATTGGGTCGAGCAGCGCCAGGCGCACGTCGCGCAGCTCGAGTTTGAGGTCTTTGGAAGTCTGGCGAACGACGTCAGATTTGCCGACGCCGGGTGGGCCCCAAAGGAAAGCAGGGCGCTGCAGAGCGATGAGTTCGGCAAGGGCGGTGCGAATGGCGGATGGTTTCATGATGTGAGCTTGTGAAGTAAGAAGTTGTGGAGGTTGAGGAAAATGACGTTGGCGCAGGACGTGGCGTTGCAGTGATCGTCGTGAGACGCGGGATGAAAATCGCATTTGGTGCAGTCGGCTTTTGTGGTTCTCGGCACCGAATAAAAAGTTTCTCCGCTAAAGGTGACTTGAGCGGGCGCGGGCTTTTCGGCGTCGTCGTCGTCCATGGTCAGTCCATTCGAAGTATTTCGATGCCTGCGCTGTTGGTGTGCGTGATGTAGCTGCCGTGTCCCCAGGCTTTGCTGAGGTGGGCGCAGATGGTGCCGCGCAGCGACTCCTTGCTGTCGCCTTCAAACTCGCCGAAGGGCACCACGATGGCGGTCCCAGGCATCACGTCTTTGAGGTAAGGCTTGGCGTGGTTCAGCAGCGTGCCGTGAGGCAGCTTGTTGGGTGCGCGCTTGCGGTCTGCAGCGGGTGTGGCCAGGATCAGCGTGCCGTGCTCGGTGCCATCAGGCTCGATGATCTTGAAGGTGCAGTCGGCTCCTTTGAGCATGTTGAGCGCGCGAGAAAGAGCAATTTTTTTGATGTTCATGATTTTTAGATTGAAGTTGCCGACGCCGCAACGAAGCTACGGAGGCGGGTTATCTGTGCCGTGCGGTAATTGACCAGGCTTTGCGCGTACTCCACACCGCTGTGCGCCTGCAGCAGCGACAGCTCGGCGTCAGCAAGTTCTTTGGCTGCCATCTCCAGCGGCGTGGGGCGGCGAAACAGTTTGAGGAGCCGAGTGTTCATGTTGTGGCCGTGGCTGGGGTTGTGGTGGGCAGGTTGATCGGGTCGCCTGAACTGGGTTCCGAGTCTTCGATCGTGCAGGAGGTGTAGATGTCAGGCGGGTCGTCGCCAAACTCGTCTGTTTCTGTGGCGTTGTCTTCGTCGACGTGTAAGCGCTTGCCCGAGATGGTGTTTGTTTCTTGGTCTTCGGCAAACACTGACAAGGCGCTCCAGACACTTTCACAAAAATCAACTTCTGGAAAGCCTCGGTACCACTTGTAGCTATCGAACTCGTAACGGATGTAGCCGGTGTCTTTGACTCGGTAGACGCTGAACTCGTCCCATTCGCTTCCCTGTGGCAGCGTTATCTGGAGCCGGCAAGCTGTCCAGGCAGCGATGATGTCGTTGACGGGGCCGCTGATGACCCACAAGCCGTCGGTTCTGTAGCCCATGATTTACTCCTACTCTGCGAATCGGTAAGGTTTGCACACACCGCCGTAGATGGACGGCAGGTCGTAGGCGTCGTAGGCGCCAGGCCGGTTGCTGGTGCGGCCGAGTTCGGGGCAGCTGTAGGCGGGGCGCCTGAAAACGTCCAGCTGCGGCGGCGGGGTCTTTCGGAGACGGGGGCTGTGGGGCTTGGCTTCGTTGGGCCGTCCGTAGGCATAGGCGGTCGTCGGAAGAACGGAGTCAGCAGAGCTGTCAGCTCCGCCTCCGAACGAGTCGGTTTTGAAAGACATGAGGACCTCGGGGGTTATTGTTTGGAGAAGCGGACAGGGCCAGTGGCCGTCTGCTGGGTGACGAGGAGCGTGCGGCGGCCGGTTGGAGAGGCGATGCACATCGTCCATTCCAACGTGCTGTCGTCGTAGCACGGGTGCGTATCTACGCGGATCGAAGCATTTGCGAACGTCGCGCAGTTGTCCCAGACAGCCTTGAACACCATTGGGTTGGCCTCGAGGGTGGCTTGCACGTCGGGGCCGTGAAAGCTGATGCTGGAGTGCATGGAATCGTTCTTAGACATATGTTAGATATTAGATTGCAGCGTGTGTTGCGTGTCAAGAAAAGATTTGCAATTTACGCCTGGTGTGGCGTGGTTTGTTTTTCTTGGATGCGCCAGTGTTCGCTGTTTTTGCGGACGGCGCGCATGTGGGCTTCGGCTTGCGCTTTGTTTGTGAAGACTTCTTCCAGCGCGCCGTTACAGCGCAGCAGGTAGACCATGAATGAGTCGTTGGGTTTGGGGATCACAGCAGTTTTTCCGGGACGTCGATTTCGTCGCCGAGCTTGCTTGCCACGTAGCAGCGCATGGCTGCGACGAGAGGTGTGGGGCCGACTGCTGTGAAGCCAATCAGGTCTTCTGCATACCAGGTGGCGGTGCGCAGAGGCGTGCCGTTTTCATCTTCCATGGCTTGGCTAAACCAAACGCCGAGCTGTTCGCGCTCGATGATCGGCCCAGCTTCGGCCCAGTCCTCGATAAATCGAATAATTGCGCGAGTCTTAGGGTTTGGGTTGGCAAGTTGTCGGAGCAGCCAGCTTTCGTCATACCCTTCGGTCATTGCTACCGCCCAGTCAAGGGCCAGGTCGGTGAGCTCAGAGGTTTTGAGTTTCATGGTTTGGCTTTCGTGAGCTTTTTCAGCTGTGGGAAGTGGCTGTTCAGGTATTTGCCGAAGTTCTGGACGTCCTTGAACTCGACAGCGGTGCCGTTGACGGTCTTGTCACCGCCCCACACCTTCTTCATGTGGATGCGGTGGTGCTTGAGCAGGCTGGTGAACTTGTTTGGTGATTCGGGAATCTTGCCTACCGTGTACTCGAACAGCGTGCGCAGCTCGTCCCGGGGGATATTCACCTTACCCGTCAGGGCGTCGGTGCGCAGCAAGATGTCGTGCAGCGCCTGGCGGTAGTCCTCGACTTTGCTGGCCGCCAGGGCGTTGCTCTGGTACTTGTTGCTGGTGGGCAGCTGGTCGACAAAGAATTCCATGTCGCCTTCGATCAGCGCGCTGGCCACTGAGTCGATGGCGTTCTCACTAATAGATATCAGCGTGTCGCGGTCCTCAGTCTCCAGCGGCGTGGCTGCAGCGGCCTTGTCGACCGCGTAGCCCAGCAGGAAGTCGTGGAATGCCTGCAGCTCGCTCTCGATCTTGGCCAGGTCTTTGTCAGTGACGACCAGCTTGGCAGGCTGGTAACGCCCGACGTTGGTACGCCGGTCTTCCCGGTCGATTTGGATCGGGTCGGGCTTGTTAGAGGCGAAGATCCAGTTGGTGTAGTTCCTGCATTCAACTGCGCTTGCGTACATCTGCCGGATGGTGATGATGGGCTCGGTGATGAAGTTCTTGATGTTGGCCATGATGCCGTTCTCGTCCATCAGGGCTTTGGTCTGCACTTCATCGACAAAAACCAGGAAGCACTGCTTCATGTAGCTGTTGTAGGGCTGCTTGAATTCCTCCATGCGGCGCACAGTTGTCTGGTTTGCACCGAACAGCGGGCGCAGGATCCGACTCATCAGGATGCCCTTGCCTGTGCCCTGCGTGCCGTGCAGCACCCAGGCGGTCAGCGTGCGGTCGCGTTCCTGCAGGATGTAGGCCACCCAGTTGATGAAGTGTTCGGTGATGTCAGCGTCACCGCCGAGGGCGTGGTGGACGACCCGGAAGATGCCGGGCGGGCAGGCCGTTACTTTCTTGGCTACTGCCTTCATGTACGGCGTGAGCTGGAACGTGTTGATGGTCTTGTTGGTGAAGTCGACGCGCACGTTGTCCTGCGGGTCGAACGACATGTCCCACTCGGGGACGAAGTCGCCCAGCGGCATGCCGTTTTCTTTAGCGTAGTCTTTGAGGATGACCAGCGTCTTGGCAATCGTGATGTCCAGCAGGTCCTGGGTGGCGTCGTATGTGCCTTTCCAGTACGTGCCGGTCAACCGGTCGCAGAACGCCAGGTAGGTCAAACCGCTGCTGGTGACGCGGTGGCCCGCGCTTTGCAAGCTGGCCCAGTAGTCGGGCAGCAGCTCTTTGGTCAGGTAGACCGGCTCTCCTTTGAAGTTGTGGATGTAGTCAGGGTTGTCCTCCGGGTGGTAGTAGGCCCAGCTGTCTCCTCCGTTAAGGTTGAAGTAGACGAAGCCGCGGTCTTGTTTGGTCTCCGTGGCGATGCACGTATCGGGCTTGATCAAAATTTCGTGGGCGCCGACCGTTTTGTAGGTCAGCTTGCGCTTGGGCAGGCCAGCCTGGTCGCGCAGAGCTAGCACGCGTGTGTCGGTCAGTGCTCGGTTCTGGGCAGTGGAGTTGATCTGGCTGCTCAGGTCGTAGCTGGGCTTGGCTTTGGCGATCAGCGAGATGCGGGGGATTTTTCCCAGCGGGTTCTTGATGCCTTTGAGCACCGGCGGTGCTATGTATATGAGCTTATCGCTTTGGCAGGCAGTGACGTCCAGGCCCCAGGTGAGGGAGTTGCCGGTCTTGGTCAGCGCTTGGTGATGACGCAGGATGGTGACTTCGTGGTTTTTCTGGATCAGCCACTGCTTGACGAGCGGGGCACTGACAGGCTTGGTCAGCATCACGAAGATGTGGCAGCGCAAGGCGGTGCTGGTGATGTTCATGGAGCCCGACCATTGCAGGATGTAGCTCACGTCAGCCAGGCCCATCGCGTCCATGATGGTGTCGGGTGTGACTTTGACGGATGTGATGGTGCCGTCATCGAGCTTGCTGGTGAACACGGGCTCGATGCCGTCGATGTCCAGACAGAGCCAGTCGGTCGCTGCGTTGCGGTCGGTTGAGCCCTTACGTGACTCGGACGTGAGCGGACGCTGCACCAGGCCCTTCAACAAACAGTTGCCGAGAGCGGCGTGCTTGGTGATCAGTTTTTCCATGGCGGCGAGGGTGGGGCAGTCTTCGGCGATGCTGGTGACTTCCCAGACGTTGGGGTATGAGGACTTTTCGATGCTGCCATCAGGCAGCTTGGTGTAGCTCTTGGTGAGCGGCACGGGGGCATTCAGGAACGACAATTTCATGGAAAAGGTGCCTTCAAGGTTTTCTGCGGGGGTGAAGACGAATTCTAACTTAGAGCCTCGACAGAACGTAAGAGCCCAAAAACACATCTTCAGAGGAGAGTTCTCTATTTATTCATTACTATATTCCATTCCAATCTTATTAAAGTCTAAGAATAATAGTAATAGATAGATAGATAGATAAATAAATATATAGAGAGAGAGGTTGGCGCGTATGGAATGGATGTTTGGCAGGCCCATAAAGTGGCCGAATGCTGAACAACCAGACCAGCTGCCTGAGCAGCCGGTCTGGTGTGTGATTAGCCGGTCATTGCGTCGCTGGCCTCAAGCTGGGCCAGTGCTGTGCGGAACTGTGGGCTGCTGATCACGCTGCGCAGTGCTTTCATCGACTTGCTGCAAAGCATGTCGAACGTGTCGAACTCGTCTTCGCTCATGCGCGAGTTTTTGCAGGCCCACTCGGCTTGAAGCTCGGTGTGCTTGATCGTCTCGCTGATCAGCTTGAAGCGCAGGTTGTACGGCAGCAGGTGGAAGTCTGGCTCGCCAGCAACGTGAGCCACGCGGTGGCAGTCGTTTTCCTTACTTTTGCGTGCACCGTTGATCTCGGTGACAACTTCCTCGTTGTCGATCCTGATCGCTGCGTACAGCATGTGCAGCACGCCTTGCGACGTTGCTTTCAAGTTGCAAATCATGTTGGCGTTGTTGACGTCTTCCCGTGCGAGACGGTTTTTCAGCGTACGAGCCTTGTCTTCTTCGTCGATGTCCAGCTCCTCTGCCTTGCGGTTGACTTGCTTGACGATGCGTCCGATGGTCTTTTTGCTGGTGTTGACCTCTGGCTCGCAGATTTGCTCCTCGATGTCTTTGGGCTCGAATTTGTTGATCGTGCCTTCCCAGTTCACGGTGAGTGAGGTGAGGTCACGAGCTTGCTCGATCCACCTTTCGCGGAGCGGCCACAAGTTCTTGATCGTCTCGATGTTGCCAATGTTGCTGGAGCCGGCAGCTTTGAAGCTGTCCTCGGCGAACGATTGCTCGTTTAGTGCGCTGTTTAGGTCAGCCAGCGTGTCCAGCGAGCAGTCGCCGAGCCAGATTTCCTGACGCACGCCTTTGAACAGGCTGCGTGCAGCGTTGACGATGGCGAAGTCAGCTGCGCCGGCCAGATTGCGCATCAGCGCAGCAGCGAGGTCGACTTGCGGGATCTCGCTGATGTACAGCGGGAGGTCGAACGAAGATGGGGAGATGACAGGTGCGGTGTGGGTTTTAGCCATGATTTGCTTTCAGTTTGGTTGTTGTGGGAAAGATTCCCCAGCTGTCCCGCATGCGAGACAGCCAGTGATGCTTTCAGGCCTCGATGTTGTGTTTGATGCACAACATGTCGATGAAGATGTCGACGAGCTGATCAAAGTCAGGCGAGTTGGGGCTGTCCGACTCGCAGGCTTGCTCGTAGGCCAGCTCGTAGGCTTCGTCGTAGGTCATCTTTTTGGGTTCCAGCGGTTTTGGGAGCAATGTCACGGGATACCTTTCTATTTGGTAGGGCACAACAAACGCTGTTGTGAGCAGCGGTGCATTCATGCAGCGCCAGATGTGGCGCTGCTCGTCGTCGCGGCTGCGGATCATTTGAGGCGTGCAAAGAGCACGCGTTCGGCCTGCGCTTCGGAACAGCCCAGCAGCTGTGCAAGGTGTTCGACTTTCCCCGCGAGGACGTCGAACGGATCGGTGCTGACCTGCAGCCGAGCCTCGACTTGCTCGAGCTCGTACTCGTGCAGGGCGGAGAATGGGATCTCCAGCGATGGCTGGACAGCGCGCTTGACTTTGGAGTCAACAGGGATGCCCATGTAGGGCAAGCGCTTGATAGCGATGGTGTGCGTCATTGAAAATCCTATGTAAACGGGCGACATGCCCAAAAACGAATGCAGTACGCCCGGCTTGCCGGGCGTTGTCTTCAGTCAGTAGCTGAAATCACAGTCGAACTCTGGGTCGTCAGCGAAGTCAGCTTCGAGCTGCTCTTTGCGCATCGCGCGCATGTCAGCTTCGTGGGCGAGGTCACGGCTTTTGTCAGGTATGACGATGCAGTCATGCACGATGTACACGCGACTGCTGGTCTTTTTGACTTCGACGCAGAACCTGTGCGCGTCTTCCTTCATTGCAAAGATGCGAGTTGGGAAGCCAGCGTTGCCGTCGGCCAGAACGTGGCAGACCATGTAAATGCGTGCCATGTTCAACCCCTCCACGCCAGCATCACGCCGACACCGGCTGTGATGAGTACGGTTGCGACGGCGTACAGCACGTCGATCATTCGTTCACTCATGTCAACTCCTCGGCTTTGTATTTAATGAGGCCGACGGTGTAGTACCGCCCGCCCTCGATTTTTCCGAACAGCATCTGGGCGATGCGAACGGAGACGATTGATGCGCAGAACGCAAGAATCGAGGACATCGTGCCCACCAGTGTTCCCCAGTGCACCAGCAGGTTGGCGACGAGGAACAGCACATGCAGCACGAGCTGCAATTGATGCGTGCCAAGCAACTTCAGCCGGAACTTAACCGGCAGCATGCTGAGCAACACCATCTCGAAGACAATGTTGATCAGCCCAAAAAGCAAAACTGCGTCGATCATTCGATGCTCCTAATTTAATAGCACGGAGTCAGCGTCACCGCTGGCCCCGTTGCTGGGTTGTTTAATGCGCAGACCACTGCGCGAACGTCTGGTACGACACGACGCGCTGGCCGGCGGCCTTGCACGCGGTGCGTTGTGCCCGGACGTAGTCGTAGTACGCCTTGTGCGCAGCAGGCGCGGCCTGCGTGTACACCAGCGCTGGCTGGTTGACCATGGCGAGCTCGGTGCGCAGGTCGCGCACCAGCTTTGCGCCGACGAGAATGCGGGCATCTAAGCCCGCGATGTGGGCGAGCAACTCGGCTTTGGTCATTGAGCCGACAGGTTTAGCTTTAACGGTGTTCATAGCGATCTCCAAACAAGAATGAAAAATGCCCTTGGTGCATAACCACGGGACGAAAAAGCACCCGGTTGCCCGGGCGCGGTGATCAGGCGGTGGCTGCCTTGCGCTTGACAGCGATGGCGATGGACTTGGGCTTGCCGGCGGCGCCGTAGGCCAGCTCGCGCTGGGCGGCGAGGCGCGCAGAGTGGTCTGCGTAGCCCTCGGTGGTGCCGTCGATCAGGTCGACGCCGAAGCGGCCGGTCGACTTGATGCTCACGGCAGCTGCGTGAGCGGTGTATGCGGCGGTAGCACCAATGGCACGGCCCAGTGTGTTAGCGATGGTCATTACGTATCCAATCTATTGATAAGAGCGAAGATGCTCGAACAACGCATGCAGTACGACGAACTTGTTCGTCGTTGACTTCGTGAGCGGGGATGGTTGAGGGATAGGGTCCCCTATAGAGAGCGGATGAACCCGAATCCGAACCGGGTAGCCTCGGAACGAGGCACCCGGGGGGAGCCTCACGCGGCCGATTCCAGAAAAATTTCATAAATTTTTCCCAGCCAATTCGCCACGAGATTTCCCAGCCATCTAACCTCTAAGTTAGAATGCCGCCAAGATGCCAAGAGCCAAGCCCTTCGAAGCTTTCACCGAGCGCGGTAAGCAAATGAAAGACACGACCCCAAAAACCAAGCGCACGGTGCGCGGGGCGAACACCGGCCGGGGCGTAAGCGCCGCCAGGTCACGCGGCGTCGACACCTCCAACCTGTCAGCCGCCGAATTGGCCGAGGTCATCGACCCCGACAAGCCGCTGACCGACAAACAGAAGCTCTTCGTCAAGTTCTGGGCCGAAGGCGAGTCGTTGTCCACCGCCGGAGTACGTGCGGGCTACGAAAGCAGCGCCGTCCCCTACCGGCTGGCCAAGTACCCCAACGTGCTGCAGCTGTACCACCAGATCAAGGCGAAGTACGAGGAGGCCGGGCAGATGACCCGCCAGAAAGTCATGGACGGGCTGCTCGAGGGCGTGGAGATGGCCAAACTGATGGCCGAGCCCATGACCATGATCTCCGGCTGGCGCGAGATCGGAAAGATGTGCGGCTACTACGCCCCCGTGGAACACAAGATCAAGGTCGACGTCAGCGGGAACGTCGTGATCGACCGTCTGAACGGCATGAGCGACGCCGAGTTGCTCAAAGTCATCACCCAAGGCGCCCAGCAGGCGCTCAACCCACCGGAGAAACCATGAACTACACGCGCGAACGGTTAAACGAGCTGCTGGACGGCGACGAGGCCCTGCTTCTGGAACCCGCCGACTTCGACGAGGCCGTGATCGGCATCTGTGAGCGGGCCGGCGGCCTACGCGTGGTGGCCTACGACCGCAGCCGGTGCATCGACATCCTGGCTCGGGACATGTCCCGGGAAGACGCCGAAGAGTTCTTTGAGTTCAACACGATCGGCGCGTGGATGGGCGAGGGCACACCGGTGTTCATCGACACCCGCGCCGCGGATTAAACCCCTCTAACTAGGAGCCGCCCATGTCAAACCCGTTAATTCCCAAGGCCCCCACCTTCGACAAAGACTTTGTCAGCCGGCAGATTCTGGAGATCGCTGACGCAGCCCGAAATTCGGGCCAGCTGACCGTCGCGCTCGAGGCGATGGGCATGATTGCCGAGATTCAGGGGATGCTCAATGACCCGGAATAACACAATCGACGCCATCGACGCCCTCCATGCCGAGGTCATCGAACGGGAGCGCCGCTACGCCGCCGCAGACGACCTGTTTGCGGCGATGTTGCAGGCCGAGATTGACGAGCGGCGCGCCAGCCTGATGGATGACAATGACAATTTTGGCCTCTGATGGCCTTGAGTACGCGGACCTCGCCCACTGGGCAGCCACCGGCGCTACTCCCAAGCGCTGACCCCGCCGTCCAGGCCGAGCTGGCCTCCAGGATTCTGAGCCGAAGGCGTTTACTGCCCTTCACCCAGCGGATCAACCCGCGCTACCTGGCCGGCTGGGTGCATGAGGACATCTGCAGGCGCTTAGAAAAATTCAGCGACGACGTGGCCAAGGGTCTCAGCCCCCGGCTGATGATCCTGATGCCGCCCCGGCATGGCAAAAGCGAGCTGGGCAGCCGGATGTTCCCGGCCTGGCACCTCGGCCGGCACCCCGACCACGAAATCATCGCCTGCTCGTATAACGTGGGCCTGGCCATGTCGTTTTCGCGCAAGGTCAAGGAGGTGCTCGAGGACCCGAGCTACCACAGCGTGTTCGACACCCGGCTGAACCCGAACTTTCAGGGTGCGGAGGAGTGGGGCGTGCAGGGCCGGCGCGGCGGCTACGTGGCGGCCGGTGTCGGCGGCGGTATCACCGGCAAGGGCGCCCACATCCTCACGATTGACGACCCGATCAAGAATGCGGAGGAGGCCGACAGCGCCGACAACCGCGAAAAACTCAAGGAATGGTATGACTCCACCGCCTACACGCGCCTGGCTCCAGGCGGTGGAGTATTGTTGGTACAAACCTGGTGGCATGACGATGACCTTGCAGGAAAGTTGCAGGTTGCGATGGCCGCCGACCCCGAGGCTGACCACTTTGTCGTTGTCAAGTACCCAGCGATCGCCGAATTCGACGAATACCTCGACCACGACTGCGACCTGATCGTCGACGCACCCCCGGCCAACGGCCAGCTGCTGCGCCGCAAGGGCGAGCCGCTGCACCAGGCCCGCTACGACATCCAGAAGCTCAACCAGATCAAGCGCACCATCAGCCCGCGCTTCTGGTCAGCCCTGTACCAGCAGAACCCGGTCCCGGACGACGGTGCCTACTTCCTCAAGGAGCACTTCAGGCGCGGGACGGTGCCCTTCATCACCCAAGCCAACGTCTACATCGCCTTCGACTTCGCCATCAGCGAGAAAAAGCAGAACGACTACACCGTCGGCACCGTCGGGCTGCAGGACGCCGACGACGTGCTGCACGTCGCCGAAATCCTGCGCTACAAGTCAGCTGACTCGTTTTTCATCGTCGAGTCAATCTTAAATCTATGTTCGAGGTGGTATAGTCCTGGCCTAATGCTCGGCTTCGAAGACGGGCAAATCTACCGTGCAATCGAAGCTCTATTAAAGAAGAGAATGCGAGAACGCCGTGTCTACCCCTCCATCGTGGTGCTCAAACCCATCTCCGACAAGATGGCGCGGGCTCGCCCGCTGCAGGGCCGGATGCAGCAGGGCATGGTCAGCTTCAACGATCACGCCGAGTGGTATGACGCCGCCCGGCTCGAACTTCTCCGCTTCCCCGCCGGCGTCCATGATGACCAGGTCGACTCGATCGCCTGGATGACGCAGATGGCGATCGGCCGCGAACCTCCAGCTAAACCTCGTTCCAAGGAGCCAAAATCGTGGCGCAGCAAACTCAACAACCTGAACGGGGCCGGCAGCCACATGACGGCATGATGGGGGTGGCTTCTTGAGCGCCCCCGAAATCATCGCGCGCTGCTTTGCCGCGCGGACGGCCGCCCACCTGACGCACCTGTCGACCCGCAGCTACGCCCAGCACATGGCGCTGCAGACCTTCTACGACGACATCCTGGAGGCCACCGACGAGTTCGCCGAGGTCTATCAGGGGCTCAAAGGCCACGTCAATTCCTACCCGGCGATCAAGGTGCCGACCGGCAATCCGGTCGCCTACATCCAGGCGCTGACAGACTGGCTGCAGGAGTACGGCCCCGAGTGTGCCGACGGTAATTCCGCCATCCAGAGCCTCATTGACGTCATCACCGCCGTCTGCGCCCAGGCGCTGTACCGGCTGAAATTCCTGGAGTAAGCATGCCCGTCGACACCGCCCTCAGCCAGCGCATCTGGAACCGCTACCAGTACTGCCGCGACAACGGCCACAGCGACTTCGTCAAGAAGGTCGACCTGTGTGAGCGCATGTTCCGCGGCGACCAGTGGGACCGCGCCGACAAGGCCCGGCTCGACTTGGTGCGCCGCCCGGCGCTGACCATCAACAAGATCATCTCCACCGTCGGCAACGTGCTGGGCGAACAGATTTTCAACCGCGCCGAGACGAGTTTCCGGCCCCGCAGCGGCTCCAGCGCCTCTACGGCCGACATCCTGAGCAAGGTCTACAAGCAGATCAGCGACAACAACCAGCTCGATTGGAAGCGCAGCGACATGTTCGCCGACGGCATCATCGGCTCGCGCGGCTACCTCGACGTGCGCATCGCCTACGGCGACAACATGCAGGGCGAGGTCGTAATCGACAACATCAACCCCAAGAACGTCGTCGTTGACCCGGACGCCGAGGGCTACGACCCCGACACCTGGGGCGAGGTGTTCACCACCAAGTGGGTAACAGCCGACGACATCGCCATCCTGTACAGCAAGGCCGACGCCGAGCTGCTGCGCAACCGCGACCAGAGCGCCTTCCCATACGGCTTTGACTCCATCGAGAGCCTGCGCGACCGCTTCGGCAGCCAGCAGTACCCGCAGTACATCGGCAACTACGACGAAAGCGCCGTGATGCGCAACATCCGGCTGATCGAGCGCCAGCACCGTGTGCTCGACAAGCAGAAGCACTTCCTGAGTCCCGAGACCGGTGACACCCGCCCGGTGCCCGACGACTTCGGCCGCGACAAGATCGCCTTTTTCCGCGAGAAGTACGGCTTTCAGGTCATCACCCAGATGGTGCGGCGCATCAAATGGACGGTGATTGCCGACAACGTCAAGCTCCACGACGACTGGAGCCCGTACAAGCACTTCACCATCGTGCCGTACTTCCCGCACTTCCGCTACGGCCACACGGTCGGGCTGGTCGAGAACCTGATCGGCTCCCAGGAGCTGCTCAACAAGGTCACCAGCCAGGAGCTGCACGTCATCAACACCACCGCCAACAGCGGCTGGAAGGTCAAAGCCGGCGCGCTGGTCAACATGACCATCGAGGAGCTCGAGCAGAAGGGCGCCCAGACCGGTCTCGTGGTCGAGGTCAACGAGATGGACGGGATCGACAAGATTCAGCCCAACCAGGTCCCGCAGGGTCTGGACCGCGCCAGCTACAAGGCCGAAGAGCACATCAAGACGATCTCCGGCGTCAGCGACTCCATGCAGGGCATGGACCGCGCCGACGTCGCCGCCAAGGCGATCCAGGCCAAAAAGCAGGCCGGCAGCACCAACTTGGTCAAGCCGCTGGACTCGCTGACCCGCACCGACTGGATGCTGGCGCGCAACATTTTGGATCTGGTGCAGGAGTTCTACACCGAAGAGCGCCTCGAGAGCATCACCAAGGACGAGGCCACCGGCGAGACCGAGAACTTCACCGTCAACCAGCCCAACCCGATGAGCCGGGAAGAGTACGAGGCACAGGGCATGGAAGGCCCCTACGAGGAGATCCTCAACGACCTGACGCTGGGCGAGTACGGCATCGTCGTCAGCTCCGTGCCGCGCCGCGAGACCCTGGAAGACAGCCAGTTCGAGCAGGCCACGTCGCTGCGCGAGATGGGCGTGATGATCCCCGACAGCGTGCTGATCGACAACAGCCGCCTGATCAACAAGAAAGACATCATCAAGCAGATGGAGGCCGGCAAAAACTCGCCCGAAGCCCAGGCCCAGGCCCAGTTGGCCGCGCGCGGGCAGGCAGCCGAGGTGTCCAAGACCGAAGCCGAAGTCGCCCAGAAGAACGCCGACGCCCAGCTCAAGCAGGCCAAGACCCAGGAGACCGGTGTCAAGGCCCAGACCCTGGCCAGCACCCCGATTGCAGCGCCCGCCGCTGGCAACCCCGAGCTGGAGCAGGCCCAGGCCGAGCACGAGGCGCAGATGAAAGAGCGCGAGCAGGCCCACAAGGAGCGCATGGCCGAGATGGACCACCAGCTCAAGGTCCGCACCGCCGACGACAAGCTCCAGCTGCAGGCCCAGGACGCCGCCCAGAAACGTGTCGACGCCCGCGTCAAGGCCGCCCAGGACGCCGCCACCGCTGCCGCCAAACCCCCAGCACCGCCAACCCCACCCGCTAACCCACCTCAAGGACCTGAACCATGAACCCCAAGCACCTCCTGCGCCACCGGCTGATGAATGACGACCTCGACGCCGGCGGCACCGGCACGCTCGACCGCGGCGACGACTTTGACCCCGGCGCCGCTGCCGCAGCCGCTGATGCCGAAGCAGGCAAGGGCGGCGTCACCGAGGCAGCCACCGCCGCTGCTCTCGAAGCCGAGCTCGCCGCCAAGGCCGCCGACGTCCCTCCTGCCGCCGAGGAAGACGACGACGAGGACAAGGACGCCGACAAGACCAAGCCGCGCGGCAAGCGCATCCCGCTCGACCGCCACGAGGCCATACTTGCCAAGGCCCGGGAAACCGCCGACGAGCTGCGCCGCGAGAACGCCGCCCTCAAAGCCCTGAAAGACACCGCCACGTTGTCCGAGAACGTCACGGCCACCGACGCCGTCGTGGCCCAGCTCGAGAAAGAGTACGCCACCCTGCTGACCGACGGCGAGATCGACAAGGCCACCGCCGTCATGTCCCAGATTCGCCGGGCTGAGCGCGAGATGGCCGAGGCCAAAAGTGACCTCAAAATCCGCGCCGCCCAGAGCCAGGCCGCCGAGAGCGCGCGCTACATGAACGCCCTCGACCGCATCGAGGCGCAGTACCCCATGCTCGACGAGGCCCATGTGGACTTTGATGCCGAGGCCATGGCCGAGGTCATCCTGATGAAAAACGGCTACGAAGCCCAGGGCATGAACCCGACCGAGGCAATGCAGAAAGCCGTGCGCAAGGAGCTCGGCGCCACCACGGCCGCCCAGATTAAGACGCTCGCCCCCGCGCCCAAGTCGGACGCCGCCTCTGTCGCTGCTGCCCGCAAGCTGGCCGCTGCCGCCAAGACCATCGCCGCTGTCGAGAGCACCCCGGCCAGCACGACCAAGGTCGGCATCGACAGCGACAAGGCCGGCGGCGCGTTCGACGCCAAGGCCGTCATGAAGATGAACCAGCAGGACTTCGCCAAGCTGCCCGAGGAAGTCCTCAGCCGCATGCGCGGCGACACGATCTAACAACCCCTGAAGGAGAGCGACTATGGCCACGACACTCACTTACCAAGGCATGCCCCGCAGCGCGCCGCGCCGCGTCCGCGCCGCTGTCCCTGCCACCGAGACCTCACCATGGATCATCGTCAACGAGACAGCCACAATCGTCGCTGCGCCCGGCACCAGCATGAGGGTGCAGGCCACCTGCAGCCTGCTCGACGTGGTGGTGGCCGATAACGCCAACGCCACCAGCAACGCTGTCGCTTTCGACTGGGCCTCTGGTACCGTCGCGGCGGTCACGGCCGAACAGGTGAGCAACGTTACCGCCGTCCGCTTTATCGCCGTTGCGGGCGCCGGCGTGGGCGAAGTCGGCACATGAGCGCCTTCAGCCCGGCTTGGGCAAAAGCTGCGGCTCCGGCCTGGCGCTCGGTGTGGGGCGCTGGGCTGTCACTTTCTGGAGCCATCGCAGCGCTATTCCGCTCCAGTGAGCAAGGCGCATGGTACGACCCAAGCGACATGACAACCCTCTTCCAAGACTCTGCAGGCACAACGCCCGTGACGAGCATGGAACAGCCTGTCGGCAAGATGCTAGACAAGTCAGGACGCGGCAATCACGCGACACAGCCAACGGCCATCAACAGACCGGTGCTGTCGTCGCGGGTGAATCTGGTATCTCCTTCGGCAGACTTTTCGGGTGCTGCGTGGATAAAGACAAACATTGGCCCTGTCGCTGGCACTGTGGTTGCTCCAGATGGGTCGGCTTGCGGCGCTTACGGGAGTACTGACCCCAGCAACCTCTTGAAGCGGTTGCGTTTCAATATTGGAGCTACGGCAACAGGGGCATACACATGGTCTATCTACATAAAGGCCGGAACAGAGGACAGTTGCGCTGTCAACGTGCAAGATGGGTCGGGTGCTAACGGTGCTGTAATGACTGTTCGTTTGGCTGATGGCGTAATAGTCTCTGGCCCGACAATCTACGGCACTGCGACCAGCCCAACTGCAACGGTGCAAGCTGTGGGCAATGGTTTTTACCGCATCTCGATCAGCGCTAACTTGGTTTCGGCATTAACCCAAATCCAAGCCATCCTAACTTGGGATACGAACGGCTCATCCCTAACGACAGGTACTCTATTTCCTTGGGGGGCACAGATAGAAACCGGCTCAACAGCCACCCGCTACCAGCGAGTAAACACCAGCACCGACTACGACAGCGTAGGCTTCCCCAGCTACTTGAAGTTCAACGGCACGAACAGTTGGATGTCCACCGCCTCAATTGACTTCAGCGGCACGGACAAGATGACTGTTGTGGCGGGGGTTAGGAAGCTGAGTGATGCTGCGTCAAACGGCACCATTATGGAACTAGGCGATACATCAGTTGCCACTGTTGGTGAAATGTATCTGCGGGCTTCTTCTGGAGGTTTGGCAAATTACCAAGCGGTTTTTTATGGGTCGTCTTCTAGCGCCACACAAACGCCCGTCATTGCAGCTCCAAACACATCGGTAATATCAATGCTGACTGACTTAGGCGGCAACACTTTTGCTTTGTATGTCAATGGTGGTCGGACTGCGGCTAATGGGATTAGCCAAACGCTGGGTGGTACGTTTCAAGCAGTTCCTGTTTACATCGGCGCCCGTGCAGGCCCCAGCTTGTTCTTCAACGGCCAAATGTACGGCATGGTCATCCGTGGCGCACTGAGCAGCGATGCCCAGATTACCAGCGCAGAAACCTATGTCAACAGCAAGACGGGAGCCTACTAATGACTCAATACGTCCACCGCTGCCTGATCGTCCCTGCTGCCTACGCCCCTCTCGCCCGTGCTTTATGCGCTGGCCTGTCGGAGGGTGCGGCTGGTGACGGGATGCTGGCTACCCCTGTGTCAATCAACGGATCGCTGCCAGCCACGCACTTCGTTGCCGCTGGAATGATCGATGCCGAACTCGCTGCGCTGCTGCCGCTGACCAGCTTTGACACTGAGGGATTGGCAACGACTGTACCCGGGCAACCTGAGACCATCGTTGAGCTGGGCAAAGGTGCTGTCACGCTGCCGCAATGCGAGGCTTTGCTCAATGCAATTGATGTGACTGAGCAAGAGCCTTTCGCCGCCCTGGCGCGGATGGACTTGAAGCTGGTCCAGAACTCAATGATCTAACACTGCTTATCGCCAACCGAGCCGCGCTAACCCCGCGGCTCTTTTTTCATCTTCGTACTCGTAAATCTAATTTAGATTAAAATCCAAACAATTCGATCAGGCAGGTCTCGACAGCACCTCCACTCCGCTGAGTTGAAGCGACACATCAACAGACGCACGCAGTTCCAACACTCACGGAGATCGCTTACATGCTTACCAATTTCGCACTGCTCACCTCTGAGCAAAAGACCGTCTGGTCGATGGACTTGTGGAAACAAGCCCGCAACCAGTCCTTCATCAACCGCTTTCTCGGCAAGGGCCCGACCTCGCTGGTCCAGCACATCACCGAGCTCAAGCAGTCTGAAAAGGGCGCCCGCGCCGTTATCACGCTGCTGGCTGATTTGACCGGCGACGGCGTCGCTGGCGACCGCGCGCTGGAAGGCAACGAAGAGGCGATGCAGACCTTTGACCAGGTCATCCGCGTCGACCAGATTCGCCACGCCAACCGCCACGAGGGCAAGATGGCCGACCAGAAGTCGTGCGTCGAGTTCCGCGGCAACAGCAAAAACGTGCTGAGCTACTGGCTCGCTGACCGTATCGACCAGATGGCCTTCTTGACCCTGGGCGGCGTGTCGTACGCCCGCAAGAATAACGGCCAGCTGCGCGTCGGCTCCGACCTGCCGTCGCTGGAGTTCGCCGCTGACGTGGCTGCCCCATCGACCAACCGCCGCCTGAACTGGAACGGCACCACCAAGACCCTGTCGGCCAACGGTGCGACCACTGCAGTGACCGCCGCTGACTACCCGACCTGGAACATGTTTGTTCAGCTCAAGGCCTATGCCAAAGACCGTTACATCCGCGGCGTTGGTAGCGAGGGCGGCGAAGAGACCTTCCACGCGTTCATGACGCCACAGACGTTTGCCCGCCTGAAGCAGGACAACGACTACATGCTCAACCTGCGCCACTCGCAAGAGCGCGGCAACGGCAACGAGCTGTTCACCGGTTCGAGCGTGAAGATCGACGGCATCCACCTGCACGAGTTCCGCCACGTCCCGAACGTGTCCGGCGCTACGTCCGGCACCGACAAGTACGGCTCCGGCTTCAACATCAACGGCAGCCAGGTTCTGTTCTGCGGCGCACAAGCGCTCGGCATGGCCGACATCGGTGCCCCAGAGTGGAACGAGAAGGGCTTTGACTACGACAACTCGCAGGGCATCTCGTGCGGCAAGATTTTGGGTTTCCTGAAACCCAAGTTCGGCTCGATCTACGAGAACGGTTCGGTCGAGGACTTCGGCGCGATCTCCACCTACGTCGCTTACTAAGGAGCCCACACCATGGCCAAACTCTTCGCTTCCCGCACTGCCCAGTTCCCCCTGATCGCGGAGTTCGCCTTCGCCTTCAACGACACCGCTGTTGACTCCGTCACCGGCGCGCTCAAAGGCTTCGGCACCACCTTCGCCGAGAACATCGTCTTCGACGCCATCCCGCTGCCGGTAGGCGCCGTGGTGGTGGGCGGCGAGCTGATTGTCGAGACCGCTGGTGCCGGTCCCACGGCCTACACCGTGTCTGTCGGCTCGGCGGCTTCGGCCACCGGCCTGCTGGCTGCCACGTCCATCCTGTCCGCCGGCCGCACCGCGCTGACAGGTTTGGGTCTGGCCCACAACGCGGGCGCCAACGTGCGCATCACGCTGGCCTCCACCGTGGCAGCCGCCACGGCCGGTAAGGTCCGCGTCCGCGTGATGTACACCATCGACGGCCGCGGCACCGAAGTCACCGGCAGCTAAAACGAGCGGGGCTTCGGCCCCGCTTTTTCTTTAACTACCCAGGATCAAGCATGAAATTTGTTCTTCACCGCAGCCGCGTGATCGCCTCCGTGATGGGCCTGTCCATCGCGTTCGAAAAAGGCGTCGCCCAGCACGTCCCCCCTTACATGTATCCCGAGGTCATCGCGGCCGGCGGTGTGCCCGAGTCCGAACTCACCGAGGCCGAAGCCACCGGCAACGCCACCAACGAGCCGACCGATGCGGACGAGCGCAAGATCGCGCTGTTCGACCTGTTCGAGAAGCTGGTGCTGCGCAACGTGCGCGAAGAATTTACTGCTGGCGGCGCGCCCCACGCCGCTGTGCTGCTGAAGGAACTCGGCTGGTCGGTCGCCGCCAAAGAGCGCGATCAAGCCTGGGCCGAGTTCAAAGCCAGCTCCGACTAAAGCCTGCAGCCGCCATGTACACCGCAGAGCTCCGCGACCTATTTCGTGCCGACGTGGACGACACGGTCGCGCCGACACTGTGGTCTGACGCTGAGATCGCCTCCTATGCGGACGACGCGCAGAAGATGTTCGTCCGCCTTACTGGGGGCATCCGGGACGCCAGCTCAAGCCTGTGTACGCTGGACCTGGTTGCCGGCGTACCCTTTAGCGATACCGACTCCCGGATCCTGAACATCGTGCGCATCCAGCGCGACAGCGATGCCCAGCCGCTTCGCCTGGCCAACGTCGGGGACATGGACACTGAAGGCATACGCCTTGACGCCCGTACCGGGGCGGTCACCACCGCGGTGATGGGTCTGGGCGCCAACACACTGCGCTGGCATCCGGTGCCTGCGGCTGCCGGCACCGCCTCCATGATCATCGAGCGCCTGCCGCTGGTCACGATCACTTCGGCGCGCAGCACGAAGTTGGAGATCGAGGAGCAGCACCAGCGGCACCTGATGCTGTGGATGAGCGCACTCGCCTACGCCAAGCAGGATGCCGACACACGCGACGAAGCCAGGGTCGCGCGCAAGAGTGCCGAGTTCTACGCTTACTGCTCGGCCGCCAAGGCCGAAAAGTCAAGAGCCCAGCGCAAAGCTGGCAACGTACGGTACGGCGGCTGCTGATGGACACCCATGTGCGCAACAGCGGCTGCGCGGTGATTCAAGTGATCGGGCCATGCGGCACCGTTTTGTCGACCGCGCGGGTCGACAACTTGGTCGTCGACACCGGGCTGAATTGGATCGCCGCCCGCTTGGCAGACTCACCCGCGCTGATGAGCCACATGGCCATGGGCACTGGTACGACTGCAGTGCTTGCGACAGACACCACGCTTGTCTCCGAAAAAGCCCGGGTCGGGCTCAGCTCGTCCGCAGCGACAGACGCTACAACGGTTTTTATTGCCACGTTTTTGCCCGGCACCTTTGTCGGGCAGGTTACCGAGCTCGGCATCTTTAACGCAGTTTCAGGGGGGACCATGCTTAACCGCGTCTCCATCCCCGCGCAGACGAAGGGCTCCTCCGACACCGTAAAGGTCGAGTGGTATGTCACGCAGGCAGCTTGATTTTTACCTGACCCAGCGGCACCACAACTGGAGTAAGTGAATGGCAGGAACATACGACTTTGAGATCGAGCAGGGGGCCACCTTTGTTCGTACGATCACCTGGAAAAACAGCGCGGGCATCTTGGTCGACCTGACCGGCTATACGGCCCGCATGCAAGTTAGGTCTACTGTTGCAGCACCCGACGTCCTGCTGGAGCTGACAAACGCGAACTCCCGCTTGGGATTAGGCGGCGCGGCGGGCACAGTAGCGATCCGGCTAAGTGCTGCAGAGACTGCTCTAATTTCCTGGAGAAAGGGTGTTTACGACCTTGAGCTAGTAGCTCCGAGCGGCACGGTCACGCGCCTGCTGACGGGCGCTGTCACAGTATCTTTTGAGGTCACCCGGTGACTACCGTACTGGTCAGCGAGGAGACGCAGTCCGTAGTCGTAATTGACGGAGATGCGCTTGTTCTGGAGGTCACCCAAGGCGGCCTGAGCTTTCCTTTTGCCCTGGGCAACGGTTCTGTCACGGGCTTCAAGACAGCTACGTTCCAGTCGCAGCCCGCCGGAAGCGCAACGGCTGGGCCAATCACGCTGGACTGGTCCGCAGCACAGAACCAGCGCCAGCCTGAGCCCAGCGGGGCGATCAGCTACACGTTCGTCAATCCGCCCGGTCCGTGCCACCTCCAGCTGCTCATCGACTCGGATGGGTCGTCGGTAGCGCGGGCATTTACTTGGCCGTCTTCGTTGACCTGGTTCGGCGCAGTGTGGGAGGGCGCGGCAAACAAGAAATCCATCATCAACTTCTGGTTTGACGGCACCGCCTATTCGGCGATGGGCGTCAACCAAGCGTAACTTTTACCCAGCAACTCAAAGGAAATATCATGGCAGCTTTTACCGACTTCGCAGAAAACAAAATCATCGACTGGCTCTTTCGAGGCCAGGCACTTGGATTCGCTGGCGCATCTCTTACTGCTGGCACTGGCCCCACAAGTCTTTACATCGGCCTGCTGTCAACCACCCCAAGCGACTCATCGGCTGGAGTGGAAGTTAGCGGCAACGGCTACGGGCGTGTGACTGTGGCGTCCACCCTCGGCAACTGGGCAGCAACGTCAGTTCCATTATCAGCGGCGGCGTCTGGTGGAAACAACGGCACGACTTCCAACAATAACCTTATTACGTTTCCGACGCCTACTGGTTCATGGGCAGCTGGCCTTCCCATCACGGGCGTGGGTATCTTTGATGCAGCGACTGGCGGCAACTTGCTGATGTACTCGGCGCTGACAGTCAGTAAGACGATCAATTCAGGCGATGCTGTGACCTTCCCAGCTAGCTCGCTGACGTTCCAGCTCGACAACTAAAGCACCGCGCGCCCAGTATGCTGACCAACGTATCTAACGTGGCGCGCTTTACCTATAACGGCACGAACACCACTGTGTTCCAGGCGAACCCCGGCGAGGGTTTGGTCAGGCATGAGCACGACTACAGCCATCTGACAGCCTGTTTGCAGGGCAGGATTGCTGTGCGAAAAGAGGGCAAGGAAATCGTCTTGACCTCCGCCAGCAATCCTTTGCTTTTGACGGCTAACGAATGGCATGAATTTGAGGCGCTGGATCCGAACACCATCTTCATCAACCAGTACGAGGTCAAATGATATGGCGACGCTTGCTGTGATTCAAACCGCCGGGGATGTGCTGATTACCACCATCGTCGCAGAGCTTACGGACATCTGCCCAGAAGGATGCTACTTTGTCGAGCTTCCAGAAAACACGACGTGGGTCAATGGCGAGATCGTTGGCATAGCCGAATTCCGTTCGGGCACTAAAACCGTACAGGAGTTCTAAATGGTAACGGTCGTCCTCAAGTCTGGGACCAAATGGTTCGTCCCCGCCGATTGCCAGACGGCCACTATTGAGGCGGTCGGCGCGGGTTCGGGACTGACCGGGGATGGGGGTGCGTACTCTAAATCGGTCGGGGTCGCGCTAACGCCAGGTTCAACAGCTACTATTTCTATTGGCGCGGGTGGTTCGGGTTCGGCTGTTTGGTTTAATACTGAATCAGTCACAGCGTTCACCCCGTCGTCCATGGCATGGACAGGCAGCCAGCTTGCAGGATTTACGCCGACAAGAGAAGTAACAGTTAGCTCGGACGGGAAAAACTGGACGACAAAACCGGGCGCTGCCGCAATACTTGCAAGCTCCACAGGCGTACGCTATGTCGCCGGGAATGCAGATACCTTAGTTGCTGTTGCTTCTTCAGACGCCGGTTCCGCTACTATCGCCGTGTTAAGCAACGGCGGGACTCTTTGGACGGCCGGTAGTCTGCCATTTCAAGCGACGAGCGCATACGGTATTCAGTACGTCAACGGGTTCTACACCCTAATGACGCAGCGATTAAACGGCGTATATCACGATAACTTTGTCAGCGTAGACGGGGTAACTTGGTCCTTAGCCGGGTCTATGAACTGGGACGCTGAGGCCAACTCCAGCATGTTTCTGTACGCGGATAAGCCGATTGGCTTTGACGGTACTCGCTACTTTAGATGCGGCCAGACTGTTGTAGCAGACGCCTTTGTTGAATGCTTAGGGTACTCCAGCACGGGCCAGGGCAACAGTTGGACCATGCTCAGGGAAACTTCCCTACAGATGCAACTAGGGTCAAAGGTTACTGGCGTCGCTTTTGGAAACGGGTGGTATGTTGTAGTCAATGACAAAGGTCAGATATCCAGAGCTACTAACTTAGCGGGTCCGTGGAGTCCTATCCAGTCCGGGCTAACGGGTTTTCAGCCAAATATAACGGGGATTTACTTTGACGGTGCTAAATTCATAGCGCCTTCGACGACGTATAGCTTGAGTTCTGCTAGTGCTTCTGGTTGCCAGCAAGTTCTGACTAGTGAGTATGGCGATATATGGGAGCTAGTAGACACGACCCAGCCCGTAGTTGCTTTTAACTCTAGTTTTGTAGACGGTATGAAAGTTGTAGGTGGCGGAACTACTAGCTACCTCACGGGCAACTATAGTGGGGTATCAAAGACTACTGACAGCGGCAGTACTTGGGCGCGGCTGATTTCAGGCACAGGCTCGCCAGTATCGGCATCAACAGGTGTAGCCGCAGCGGGCGGATCTTCTAGCCCTATACTCGCTCAGGCAGTACTTGCCATCTACACGTCCGGCACTGGCAACCGCTTTATCGGAGGAAACCGAGGAACGGGGTATTCCTACACTGACTGCTGCAATAACACCAGTTCTTTACAATCCCCAAGCGGTGGTAGTGCTGGCCCGCACGGCAACGGCGGCAACGGTGGCAATAGTCTTGTATTGGGCGGTTTCTTCTCAGGCGGCGGCGGCGGTGCCAACGGAGGCGCTAACGGGTTTGGTGGAGTTACCGGTAATGGCGGCGCTGGCGGCGCTGGCGGCGCTGGCCGTTTAGGCGCTTCGCTATCTCCAGGCGGCGCGGGCGGGACATCAGGCGCACCCACCGGTGGCAATGGTGTTGGCGGCGGCGGCGGCGGCGG